CCCAACGGATAGCCAAGATTGCTTTATACAAGCAAAGGCAACAGCAAACGATTGAATTGAAATGCTTATTGTCTGCCTTCAAGATTGAAGTCGGCGACACGATCATGCTGACAAATACTCGATATGGATTCTCATCAAAACCATTTGAGGTAGTGAATTATTCCTTAGCTGTCGAAGGGAGTTCTGATTCGCCGTCACTTGGCGTTGATCTAATCCTGAGAGAAACCAGTTCGGCTGTTTACGACTGGAACGCTGAAGAACAAACGATTGAACGTGATAATACCTATTTGCCTGATTATACGGATGTTTCACCACCGGGGGTTACATTATCTGACGAACTAAGAACGGTGAATCAAGACGTTGTTACTGTCTTGCTTGTCGATCTAGTTTCTACAGATCAGTTCGCATCGGAATTTGAAGTTCAATTTAAGAAAGCAGCAGACACTAATTATACATCAGCTGGTCGATCAACGAGCAATCGCTTTGAGATTTTGAAAGTTGAAGACGGAGTTTCATATAATGTTCAAGCAAGAGTGATTTCTTCTTTAGGTGTTCGATCTCCCTATGAAACAGCGACAAGAACTATCATTGGCAAAACTGCCGATCCATCTGATGTAACAAATTTCAATATCAATATTAATGGTCAATATGCTTCATTGAGTTGGACTCCAATAACTGATCTTGATTTGTCTCATTATGTAATCAGGCATTCAACGTCCACATCTGGTGCAACATTTTCAAATTCACTTGATATTGTTGATAAAGTATCTCGACCAGCATCGACAGCCACTGTCCCTGCTTTAACAGGAACATATTTTATAAAAGCAGTAGACAAACTTGGAAATTATTCAGTCAATGCGACATCAATTTTAGTGCCAGTCGGTGCTGTTGGTGATCTGAATGTTGTTTCTACCATCACTGAAAGTCCATCTTTCACAGGAACAAAATCTGACACGGTTGTGGTTGGTGCTGGATTGAGAATCTCACAAGCGGCGACCTATTCTCAATCTGGGACTACAGTAACGGTTACTGCAACTGCTCATGGAATCCCAGATGGGACTGCAATTTATAGCGACATCCTAACTGGAACTGGTGTAGACGGCACTTACACCATTACAGTCGTTAATGCTAATTCGTTCACTTACACGGCAGGAACATCGTTAACAACATCAGGCAATGTAAATATCTCAAAACTTTCTGGAACATACACTTTTGCAACAACACTAGGCTCAAGCCTTGATTTAAGTGCTGTATATACATCTCGTTGTTATTTCTCGATGAGTCTATCACGAATTGAATTTGGAGCGGTATTTGATTCTGCTTCAGGATTGTTTGATGCCCGTGAAGGTCTATTTGATGGCACAGGTGATTTTAACGATGTTAATGCCTATATGGAAATCAGAACGACAAACACTGATCCGAATGCCTCACCAACTTGGAGTGCTTGGCAGAAATTCATCAATGGCGATTACACAGCAAGAGCATTTCAATTCAGGGTTCAAATGACATCAGAAGGTTATAATATTACACCAGAAATAACCTCTCTAGTGGTAGTAGTTGATATGCCTGATCGGATTCTTTCTGGGAAAGATTTAGTCAGCGGTGCTGCCGCATATACGGTCACTTTCAGTCCTGCTTATAAATCTCTTGAAGGGATTGCTATTGTTCCGCAAAATATGGCAACAGGCGATTATTATGCTATAACGTCAAAATCTGCTTCAGGGTTTACAGTCACGTTTAAAAATGCGGCAGGAACAAATATAAGCAGAACATTTGATTATGTTGCTCGCGGTTATGGAAAGGTAGTGTAATGGCACAACACGATTTTACGATTGATAATCAAACATTTCCATCAACTCGTTCAGATATCAATTCTGCTTTGCAAGCACTTGCTTCATTATCATCTGGAGCATCTGCACCATCAACAACATTCGCTTATCAGTTGTGGGTCAATACCACATCCGATCCTAACATTCTAAATATAAGAAATTCGGCAAACAATGCTTGGATTGAAATTGGTGAAGTTAATCAAAGTTCGGCTGCATTTATATTGACCACATATGCTTATTTGCAAGCAGGTGCTGCCGCAAATCCATCATTTTCATTTGATGATGATCGTGACACGGGAATGTATCGTGCGGCTGCGAACATGATAGGGTTTGCTACAAATGGAACGGAAAGAGTTCGTATAAATGATGCAGGTCAGACCGAGTTCACAGCAGGGACTGCGGCTCTTCCAGCGATTGCTACTACAGGTGACACCAACACGGGTATGCTCTTCCCTGCGGCTGATACAGTAGCTATCTCAACGGGTGGCACTGAGAGGGTGCGGGTTACAAGCACTGGAGTTGGGTTAAATGGCTCTACGTCTGGAACACTCACGATTGCTGCTCCTGCTGTAGCAGGTACTAATACAATTACATTCCCTGCCGCAACAGACACGGTTGTTGGTATCGCGGCTACTCAAACGCTTACCAATAAGACATTGACGGGTACTGTTTTCTCCGCAGGAACAACATCTGTCTCTCCTGTCAATCTCACATCTGGCACAAATCTAACAACCGCGACTGCTGGTGCAATAGAATACGATGGCAAAGTGTTCTATGGAACTCCGCAAAGCACACAACGCGGTATCGTTCCTGGGCAACAATTTTATCGGTTAAACGCTAATCTTTTAAGACTAGATTCCACCGCAGTCCAAAGCATATTAGGTGTTGGCGTTACTCTTTCTGCATCAACCGTATATGCGTTTCAATTCTTTTATATTTTTACAAGGTCTGGTGGAGCATCAACGTCACATACTTTTAGTTTATTATACGGCGGGACAGCAACTCTAAACAATATTCTATACACCGTAGCTAGAGATCAAGACACTGCCTTGCCCGGAGGTGGACAGCCGTTGATATACGGAACTAACGTGGCAACTGCAACTATCATAGATACTTCTAGCACCACGTCTACAACTCAAATTCAATTTGGGCATGGAACAGTTAGCATAAATGCTGGTGGTACTTTTATACCTCAATTCCAACTTAGTGCTACTAACAGTGCAGCATATTCTACATTAGCCGGATCATACTTCTTAATTTACCCAATCGGGGCATCTGGTTCTAACACATCCGTAGGAGCATGGGCATGACCGATAAAAAGATTTCAGAATTAACGGCCCTCACAGGTGCAAACACAGCATCGGATGATCTGTTTTTAATCGTTGATACTTCAGCTAACGAAACAAAAAAAATTACTAAGGCTGAATTATTTACCGCACTTTCACCTTCGATTGCAGCAATTACAAGCGGAACGATTGATGGGGCAACTATTGGTGCAACAACACCATCTACGGGTGCTTTTACAACATTAAGTGCAACTACACCGCTTGCGGCTGCTTCTGGTGGAACTGGATTGAGTTCACTTGGAACGGGGGTAGCAACATTTTTAGGGACACCAAGTTCTGCAAACTTAGCTGCGGCGGTGACCAATGAAACTGGTTCTGGTTCTTTAGTATTTGCCACCTCACCCACACTTGTGACGCCCCTACTTGGGACACCCACAAGCGGTACACTCACCAACGCTACGGGATTGCCAATAAGTACGGGCGTCAGTGGCCTTGGTGCGGGTGTTGCGACATTCCTTGCAACACCTAGTTCATCTAATTTAGCTACTGCTGTAACGGATGAAACTGGCTCTGGATCGTTGGTGTTTGCCACATCACCCACACTTGTTACGCCGATACTTGGGACACCCACAAGCGGAACCCTAACTAACGCAACAGGGTTACCTATCAGCACTGGTGTAAGCGGACTTGGAACAGGTGTAGCAACTTTTCTTGCAACGCCTAGTTCAACTAATCTAGCCTCTGCCGTAACAGGTGAAACTGGTACAGGTGCATTAGTTTTTGCTACCTCTCCAACGCTTGTGACGCCGATACTCGGTACTCCAACAAGCGGTGTCCTTACTAACGCTACCGGATTGCCTATTTCAACGGGCGTCAGTGGCCTTGGTACAGGCGTGGCAACATTCTTAGCAACGCCAACTTACGCTAATTTATCTACGGCTGTTACAGGTGATACAGTAGTTGGTATTGCTGCGACCCAGACGTTGACAAATAAAAGGGTAACCCCCCGTGTTTCAGCAAGCACTGCAAATAGTGCAACACCGACGCTTAATACTGATAATTTTGACATGATGGTAATCACTGGTCAAACAGTGGCGATTACTAGCTTTACAACAAATTTGACTGGAACTCCGACAAATGGTCAAAAATTGATAATTGCAATTACTGGAACAGCGGCTGTTGCTCTTACTTTTGGTGCGTCATTCGAGGCTTCTACTGTGGCTCTCCCAACAACAACGGTTACTACCAACAGGCTAGACATTGGCTTTATATGGAATGCCGCGACTAGCAAATGGCGGTGTGTGGCTACAGCGTAAAGGATCAAAAATGACAATTACAATTTTGGATAATGGTTGGATTTCCGATAGCTTCACGATTGGAGAATACCCATCATTTACGGATGCTCTTGTTATGCCGCCTGATCAATATAATGCTTTGACGGCTGATCAGATAGAGGCAATGAAACAAGAGAGATATGACAAATGGGTTGCCATGATCACGGAAGCGTCTGCGGAGATTATAGATGGCGAATAGATATTGGGTTGGAGGAGCGGGTAGTTGGACTACAGCAAGCACAACTAATTGGTCTACTTCATCCGGTGGTGCTAGTGGTGCATCTGTTCCAACTGCGTCCGATAGCGTTTTCTTCGATCAAGCAGGGACGTATACTGTAACTTGCACGGGTGCTCTTGCTTGTCTTGATTTTACAGTTTCTCTTGGAGTAGTATCATTTGCTTTAAGCGGTAGTTCATCAGTAGCTATTTCTGGCAGTATGACACTTGCATCTGGAACTGTTGGTACTTGGACTGCTAATTTTGCAGTTACTTTTAATGCTACAACATCACAAACAATAACAACTAATAATAAGCCTATAGGTGCACCAACATTTAATGGTGTAGGTGGGACTTGGACACTTGGCAGTGCCTTTTCAGTAAATAACGGAACACTTACATTAACAAACGGAACATTTAGTACAAGTGCGTCAAATTATGCTGTAACTTCTGGAAGTTTTAATTCAGATAATTCTAACATACGAACACTCAATTTAAACGCTTCTACATATACTTGTACATCTACATGGACTTGCACAACATCAACTAATTTAACTGTTTCAGGTTCCGGTGCTACTGTCACAATGACTGGTGCTTCTACCAAAAGTTTTCGCGGCGGCGGTGCTAATTGGGGTGCAATAACATTAGATCAAGGCGGTGCAGGACAACTAACAATTTCTGGCTCCAACACATTTGCGAATATTTCAAATTCCTACAACGCGACAGCCGCAACATCAATTCGGTTTACTTCTGGAACAACACAGACTGTTACAAGTTTTACGGCAGAAGGAACTTCAGGAAAAGTACTCACTATTGACAGCTCGACACCCGCGACTGCTGCGACATTATCTAAGTCATCTGGAACGGTTTCTGTTGATTTTGTTTCAATTCAAGATAGCACTGCTACAGGTGGTGCTACATGGAATGCTGGTTCAAACAGTACAAATGTTAGCGGAAACACAGGTTGGGTTTTTGCTCCTTCTATAAATTCAAACTTCTTTTTGGTAATGTAGTCATAATCAATCTTTTGACGATCTTCTTTTCGGTGTACAAGTGCATCAGAAAGAGGGTTTACAATGTCAGATGATCTAAACCAGCAAATCGGTCGCTTGGAAGCTAATGTTGAGCGGCTCCATGCCGATATGGCTGAATTAAAAGCTGACATCAAATCTATATCAAATTCCGTTAATCGTTGGAAAGGTGCTGGAGCAGTACTGCTGATCATCGGTATGCTGCTCGGATATGTCGTTGATCTCGTCTACAGATTGTTTGATAGATAAAATGCTCGATCCTTTTACCTTAATCGCCGGGGCGACTGCTTTGTACAACGGCATCAAAGGTGCGGTTGATTCGGGTCATGAGATGATGGACGTTGCCGAAAAAGTCGGGAGTCTGTTTTCTCGGATTGCAACAATCACACAGTTAACCTCTTCTAAAAAGAAGAAACGTCTTTTCCAATCCCAAGGTGAATATGAGGCAGAGGCAATCAAACTTTACACTTTGAAAGCTAAGGCTCAACAGCTTCAATTAGACACTAGAAATCTATTCGTAGGCGCCTACGGTATCGCAGCCTGGACGAGCATCCAAAAAGAAGTAACAGAAATGAGGAAAGAAGCGGCTCGTCAGACTGCTATTGCTATGAAAGAGGCTGAAGAAAACAGAAAAGACCTTATCATGGGTGCTTGGATGCTCCTCGCGGTAGTTGTGTTTGCTGTAGGCTTATTTATTGCGATTGTGTTGTTTGCATGAGGATCATCGCCATCATATTGCTGATCGGATTGACGGCTTGCGAGGATCGCTATCGCTACCCATGCCAAGACCCTGCGAACTGGGATAGTGCTGAGTGCAATCCTCCGATCTGCACAGCATCTGGAACGTGTACTGCTGATACTCTAAAACGAAATCCATGCGGATCGGTGGCAAGATGAGAATCAAGGAAGATGAACTTCATGCTCTCTTGCAGTTTATCATCGGGATCAGCCTATGCCTGACACTGACAGGAACGGTATTCGCTGTGCTGTACAGCCTGATCTTTGTTGTGCAGCCGATTGACGGTCAAGCACCAAATGATCAAGAGTTTTTTAAGCTGATCGCACCTATCGCAACATTTCTAACAGGTACGCTTTCGGGCATCATGCTCGGTAGCAAATCAACAGGAGGCAAAGATGGAACTTCTTAAAGTGTTCGGGCCATTGATCGGGTCGGTTGCACCTAGCATCGCAACGGCTCTAGGAGGGCCACTAGCAGGGATTGCGACCAAGGCACTATCTCAGGCACTGCTTGGCAACGAGAATGGCTCTGAGGATGATCTGAAGGCCGCTATGAGCAATGCTAGTCCTGAACAGTTGTCAGTTCTGAAAAAGATTGATGCTGATTTCAAAGTTCAGATGAAGTCGTTAGACATTGATCTGGAGGCTCTTGCTGTTGATGATCGGAAGTCGGCAAGGGCAATGCAGACGGAAACAAAAGATTGGATACCTAGAGCCTTGGCAGTGTCAGTGACTGCTGGGTTCTTTGCCATCTTGCTTTATATGCTCGTCTACGGCTTGCCAACAACAGGCAACGAGGCATTATTGCTCTTGCTTGGTGCATTGCAGACTGCATGGGGTGGCATCATCGCTTTCTATTTTGGCTCGTCATCGGGGAGCCAGAAAAAAGATTCCATGATCTACAACTCAACGCCAAAGGAGTAATCCATGAAAGACAATTTTGAAGAATCATTGGCCCATGTTTTGAAATTTGAGGGGGGATACGTCGATCATCCCAAAGACCCCGGCGGGGCGACCAACCTCGGCTGCACTAAAAAGGTCTGGGAAGAGTGGGTAGGTCATGAGGTCACAAAAGATGACATCAAGGCATTAACGGTTGCTGATGTCGCTCCGCTTTATAAATCACGCTATTGGGACAAGGTAAAAGGCGATGAAATACCGAGAGGTGCAGATTTTTGTCTATTCGATCTTGCTATTAACAGCGGTACTGGTCGTGCCTCCAAGTTTCTACAAAGCGTTGTCGGTGCTAATCCTGACGGTGCTATCGGGCCAGCAACCATGAAACTGGTAGCAGAAGCTGATCCGAAAGAATTGATCGTTGCTATCTGTGAGAAACGTCTAGCGTTTCTTCAGGCTCTCCCGACTTGGGATACTTTTGGCAAAGGTTGGGGCCGTCGAGTCAAAGAGACTGAAGAAACTGCGTTGAAAATGGCTCAGTAATCATGCACCTCGTCTAGGAAGTGATCCTCTGCTATCTCTGTGGCTTTATCGTTGATAGCAAGCAGGACACTTTCCCAGATCATTTTGCTCATTTCGGATGATTTTAATTCCCGTGCTTGATCCCATTCGAGAGTATTGCCATCCCATTGTATAGCCGACAAATACCATAAAGATTCTTCTTCTCTGTCAAACACGATATACGCTCTGACATTTTCGATAATAACATCTGTCTCAACCAGATTGTTGAACAAATCCAGTTCTTCAATTTCGATCATCGCGTCACCCATCACTGCACCTTTCTTTTGTCTAATGTTGTTTTTGCAATATATCTGCCTCGATCTGCCGTCCACTTGCCGGATGCTAATCGCTCCAAAGCCTCCTTGAACGCTGCATGATCAAGTTCATATTTAAGAGCCTCTTTGTAGTTCTCATGCCACATTGAGGCTTGTGCTTCCCAATATTGGGCGGCTGTTAATTCTTTTTCTTCCATCACTTTTTCTCCTTACGGGTTATCATGATTCCAAGTAGTAGAGGCGAGATGCAAATTACTGCTGTTCCAATATAAAACAATAAATCTATCATCTCACCCCCAATAAAAAACAAAGAACCACACCGCAAAAATAATTACAGGTGCGAAACAAATTGAAACATTTTTTAGTGTAGGGTCGTAACCTTTGTGCCACATATAAGCGGGTGAAAATACTATCCACAACCACACAAGAAGAATTAATTTTAACTGCACAATATCTTCCATCACTCTTTCTCCTTTAATTGGTCAAGAGCATAAGCGGTAATAAACTTTGCATGGCTCTCCCATGATTGACCATCTAGCGGTGTCAACATTGAGATAAACGCCATTGATCCAGACAGTCTTAAAACTTCAGATCGCAACTTGTCGCATTCAGTTCTCGCATGATCGTAGTGCATCTGAAGGTCTGAATTAGCTAACCTCAACTGTTTAATCTCTTGGATCACACGATGCCTGATCTTGTATTGTTCAGACAATACGTATCCATTATATTCTTTGAGTTCTTTAATGACGTCCATCACCGCTCCTCACCTACTGGCTCATTATATTTAGCCATGATCATTTCAATTTGGAACATGATCCACTCATACGCCTTCAAACTGTTCTCAAACTCTGGATGATTGTAAATAAACTCAAGGAAATCCAATAGTTCCTTGATCATTTCAACCGATATTTTCTGCTTAGTTCTTAACAATTCAATTTCTTCGGCGGCGGCTTCGGCAAGGTAATTATCTACACATTTTAATTCTACAAGGATATCCATTACTCTCCCCCCTTTAGTGCATTTTCAGCAATGTCGTATGCTTCCATGTCTGACCCAGTGACATGGCAAATTTTCTTCAACGCTTCCCGCAACCGCTCGATCTCGTCGGCTCCATCAAATGCGGCTTGACATTCTTCCTCGGCCCCGCAGGGTGTTGATTCAAAATTACAAGTGCAGCCGTTCCGCAATCGTTCAACGATATCCATCACTCTTTGTCCTTTTGTTGAAGGTCTAATATTTTATCCGAAATGATTTGACATAGTTCAGAGCCATACTCAGCGTCGCCTGTTGTACCGCACGATTCAGTAAGCCACGCTGTTTTTGCGATGGTAGCAGCATGTGTAAAGTTTTTCCGCAACCGCTCAATCTCGGCGGTAAATTCTGCACTTACTGTCTTGGCTCCAAAATCGTATCCATCCTTGAAGGCGATCTTCAGACCCTCTTCATTCCCTCTGCTATACCCGTGGGCAAATCCTTCATCCCACGCATCATCCAATTGTTCTTGTGACACTTCATCCATCACTCTTTCTCCTTCCATCGTAATTCAAAGAACACTCGCAACATAAACCTCGTTAGCCATCGCGGTTTTCTGTATGTGGCGATATTCATTTTGGTCGGAGCAAAATAAAACCATCCGACTGGGTCGGGTTCTTTTTTAAGAAGATACTCCATCACTCTTTCTCCCTCAGATGCACACAAATGCAACAAAGATAAACCATCCCCACCCATCCGCTCCGCGCAATGCGCCAACTGCGCCACATACAAGGGCAACACAGGCCACGATATGCTTGTCAGACATCACTCATCATCCAATGCGTCTTGTGCGATTTTCTGCACCGTTGCCATTGGTGGGGCACCAAACTCAGGATCGTCACTCATACTGGCAATGCGGCGTAGCTCTCGCTTTAGCCGATTGATCTCTTTTATAAATGTTTCCAACAATTCAAATCCTAGTTTCTTGTCTTTCCGTAGTTGGATGATCTCATCTGCTGCTTCAGCACACCATTCAGCTTCCTGACTCCAACTGATGTCTACGGTTCTTAAACGGTCAACTATGTCAGTCATTTTTTACCTCATAGAATTGATCATTATTGCTAGTGCCACACCGAGAATCAACGCGACTATCGGTGTGAACACATTGATCGGATCGATCACTTTCTTTTAACCAGATTAGCAACTTGCTCGTCGATCTGGCTTGTAATCTCGTCAGTCAATTTCAACGATGTAATCTGCAATCGATGAGCCTCGACTGCATCTGTTGTTTTCGCATCCGAGAACTCGGCAGCGAATGCAGTATAAGCAGCAAGATCGACATAGGAATCCATGTGAGTTTTGTTCTGGGCAATCCTAGCCATTTTAACAGCCATCAGGATGATGCTGACATCATAGGCGGTAATCGTCTTATCTAATAGGGTCGAGGCTACTGTAGAGGCTCTAGAGAAGGATTGAGCGGCATTGCCGTATTCATGGCCTCGGCTTTCGATAGTATCGATTGATGTCGAAAGAATTTGTTTTGCTGTCGTCATTTTTATCTTCCTTTTTTTGATCAAGGGCAGATCGCCCCGGCGGTGGTTTCCCAAATAAAGTAACGTGAATGTCGGTAGTTGATTCTTTTTTAATTCTGTTCATCTGGTGCTTTAGCACCAATTCATTTTCGCTTCTTAGTGTCGGTGCTATTTCGTTGTTCATTGCTTTGTAATCGTAAATCCAACTGCGAACAGTTGTCGGTGGTATTTTCAAAATTTCAGCAACACGGGCCGCTGACCGAATCTTCTGATATTCAGTCCAGACCATCTGCCGAAGGTGTTCTTGTCTTTTCGCCACGCAGAACAACTTCTCCTGATAGCTTCTTTTTCATTTTCGATCCTTTACCACAAGGCAATGGGTTTCGCGATATCTTCTTTCCAACGTGACGAGCGGCTTGCCGTTTAGCCTTAGCGATGCGTCCAACATCTGCTTTGGTTTTGCCTCGATGGCATTTGATGTGAGCGAGATCAAGGTTCTTACCTCTGTCATCTCCACCGAGGGCCACTGGAATAATGTGTTCCACTTCCCAATCTTGCCCAGCGTAGATTTTATCGCCACAGATATGGCAGATTCCTTTCCGATCATTGAATAACTCCATCCGTTCTTTTTTACTGATTGATCGACGAGTCAAAGTTTCATTTCCGCTCGTTTGCTGGCCTCTGCCGAGTTCCACTCTTGGAATCTCATCCTGACCCATTCTAGTTTGACTTTTAACAAATCGGCTTGCTTGCGAAGTTCTACCATCTCTCGAACATACTCACGATATTCAAGGGATGCTTTAACTTCCATCTCACGGCGTCCAACTGGTACATCATTGCCAAGCAAAGACATTCGATAAGCAACTGTGTGTGACTTGGTTTCTTCCATCAAGGAAGCAGCAGAGTGGGCCTCAACCCACTCCTTTGCCACCAGACGATATTGTTCCGATAATGGTTTATCAGACATTAGAAATCACCTTTAAGCATAAAGCTATCAAGCTGAACCTCGTATTGCTCAGTTAAAGCATCTCGCCAAGCCAAGGGCCATGTAGAGACTTCTTCAACAATAGATTTCTTATACTCTTTTAGTTGGTCTTTGGTCTGGGTTGCTCGGATAGCCGCTTCCACTTCAGACCACCTATTTGGCTGATCTTTCTTCAACGAGTTAGATGATTTTGTCGGTGATGTCTGACTCTTTGGAAAGTTACGTTCCACAGACGCCTCACCATCATCATCAACTGGTGGTATGCAAAACATTGCCATCAATGAGTATCTGCATCCGTAAGTGATAGCCGACCCTGCACCTTGAGCATCTCGTTTGCTTAGAGGTACATGAAGATGGTTCACCAATGATTGACCATTAATATGCCAAATCGTTGTTGTAATCTCTATACAACCTTCAGGTGTAATTCTGCCGGGTGCTTGAGTAACGACTAAACCGTTTGCCTGTAGAGCAGGACGCAGCGTATCAATTACAGCTTCAAGACTTGCATATCGATTCTTGAAATGCGGATTACTCGAATCACGCACAACTCCAGTCAGTGAATTTTGTACGAGGTATAAAGCCTCAATTAACTTGTTCTTTTCGTTCATTTTCTTCCTCCATTTCAAGATCAATTTCGTTTAATACATCACAGGCTTTGTCAAATTCTGCATTAAAACGCTCGATCGCTTTTTTTGGATCGCCGCTAAGATTGAATTTGCAGTCTGTTAATGCCAGAATTAAATCGTTAAGCGTATTTCTCAATTGGTTATATGTGACCATTTTGAACCTTCTTGAACCTTTCTTTTATTCACTAAAAAATATTAGTTTACAAAAAAAGATTTGTAAAGTAGAAAAAATTACTGCAACAAAAAAACAGGAGATAGCGGTGAAATTCACAGATGCACTTCAAAACGTAATGGATATCCAACAAAGAGTAATGTTTCCTCATCAAGCTAAGAAGACCTCAATCGAGGCTGCTTTATCGATTCATCCAAAGCTGACTGAAAAAGCAATCGAAGTTCTCGAATATGCTTACGACATGGGCTATCAAGGCTTCACAGACATTGATCTGAGTCGTCAGTTTGATTGTCAGACAAGCACTTACCGCAGTATCAGATCGCGGCTCGAAGATTTGCATTTAATTGAGATGACAAATCGGACAGTGAGATATCCAGAGCGAGGGAATAACTGCTTTCATACCGTGTTCATTCATAAGGATTTTGTGAAATGATTGAGAAAATAAAATCAGTCAAAGAAATTATAGACAGCATCGGAACTAGAAAAGAAATAGCAAAATTATTTGGAATTAGTGTAAGTGCTGTCAGTCATTGGATATTGGTAAACAAAATTGCAAAGAAATCTCGACCTAAAATAATTGAACTTGCTAAAGAAAAAAACATTAACCTAACAATTTTAGATGTTACGCCTTACCGCAAAAGAAAGAGGGTAATTGAACTATCCAAAAAGTATCAAGAACTAATTCAAGATAAACCACCAAATCAGGAAACCATGCCATGAATATTGAAATTAACACTGTTGCTGAACTTACAAAATTTCTTGGAACTCAAAAAGGAATTGGGCAAAGATTAGGATTATCACAAGCCGCTGTTGGTCGATGGGGGAAAGTTGGTCGTATTAGATCAATCTACTGGAAAGAACTTATCAGCATCGGTGCAGATTTAGGTTTAGAACTGACGCATGAACATTTGATGGAAATCATGTTGCGTGAACATCGCAATCGTGGTGTAATCTAAAAGTTCTCTCCAGAACATGTGCCACTAGGAACCCACAACCTAGTGGCACTTTTCATAAGGTGATCAATGAAATTTTGGGTTTACTATCCACCATCTGCGAATCGTTTATATCGAGCGGTTCCTAATCGTGGAGTTCTAAAATCGGCAGAATATCGGCAATACCTTCTCGAAAATACTTGGTTAATAAAAACACAAAAGGATAAAGGGCAGCCGATCAAGGGTGCTTATGAAATCCACTACTCAATACAAAGACCCAACAAAAGAAAAAGAGACATAGACAATCTTCTCAAGCCGTTGAATGATCTAATCGTAGATGCAGGGTGCGTCGAGGATGATAGTTTATGTCAAAAAATAACAGCAGAATGGAATGGAACAGGAAATGCAATTACAGTCACAATCACAGGATTCGCTGGCTTACCAGATTCATCTGGAAGCTAAGGCTCGAAAAGCACGAATCCTTGCGGCCTCACAAGATATAAACCAACTTAGGAATCCAAAACCACTACCTATTGTTATCAATATAAAGACGCCAGAGGAGAAGCTAGAGCAACGCATCAGAGACATTTTAATGGTTGCAACGCTGCCACCTACCTCCGATGAAGAACAGGCGTTCTGGCGGTCTGCAAAGCCTTGGATGAAGGGATGCAATGTTCCGCCAGTTCCAAAGCGAATCATTGCCGAGTGCCTGATAAAGCATCAAATTAAATATATTCATGTTGCTTCCGAGTGTCGAAATTTTGAACTGGTCACTTGCCGGCAAGAGATTTGCTATCGGCTTAAAGATGAAACATCATACAGTTTACCTCAGATTGGAAGGCTGCTTGGCGGTCGGGATCATACGACTGTTTTGTTTGCTATTCGGCGACACAAAGAGATTATGTTTGGTGGCCCAAAACCAAATAAGAACAGAAAACATAGGCTTTTGTCATCTGAGGAAAAGGTATAGTGTAAATGTTGAAGCCGCCCAGCTACCAACCGGACGGCTTCTTGTGACCACCGTGCAGGCGATGGTCGATAGGCAGTTCATATATACTGCTTTTCGATCCTAGCTTCAACTTAGGATCGAACCATGTCCATACCCTATATGCCAATTTACTGGGGCGACTATCTAGGTGATACCCAGCACCTCAAAGCCATCGAACATGGTGGCTATCTTCTGCTCATTTCACACTACTGGAGAACAGGTTCAATCCCGAACGACGAGGTAAAATTATCTCGAATTTCGCGGATGACGATGAAGCAATGGAACAATCACGGGCCGACGATTATGGAGTTTTTCCCCGATGGAAAGAACAAACGAATTGATCGTGAGTTGTCCAAAGTAGGTTTGAAAAGTGAAAAGATGAGACTAGCCTCAGAGAAAAGATGGAACACTAATGAAGATGCTAAGTCATTGAAATCATTAGATGCAGACGATGCTTGTGCATTGCCTGAGCAATCCATAAGCAATGCTAACCAGAACCAGAACCATAACCATATAAAAGAAGAAGATAATAACTATAAGCGAACTGCACTCGCTACGCGATTGCCTGACGACTGGAATCCATCAAATGAGGATATTGAATTTGCTAATCAGACAGGTGTTGATTGGATTAAACAAGCTGAGATTTTTCGAGACTACTGGGTTGCGCAGCCGGGCGTTAAAGGTCGGAAAGCAAACTGGTCAGCAACATGGAGAAACTGGGTTAGAAGGGCATCCGAGCAGAGGGTGACCCGACCGCAGAGCAAAGAAACTGCAATCGAGATGGGACGTAGATTAATCATGGAGTTTGAAAATGACGAACAGAATACAAGCATTACAGGCAGTATCGCTAATGTTATCAGCCTACCACGACAACAAGGTTGATCGTGAATTGTTTACAAAATTGGCTGCAACAGGGCTTGAGGATTTCTCGGTTGCCGCTTTGAGAGCAATATGTGACCCGAAGGTTGGATTAATTGCGACATCGAAGTTTATGCCGTCGATTGCCGAGATGAGGCAGTTCTGCAAGACTTATGTTGATCCTACAATTATTGCACTGCCGCGAAAAATAGAACAGCCTGTCAAAATGACTGAGGAGCAAAGGCAACGGATGCTAGATAAATTTCAACAATTATCGTATTATATCGGCTCATCGAATGAAAGGAATGACAAATGAACAACGACAATCGCGGCTCGATCAGCAAAAACAAGCGTAAAGAGCAAGAAAAGCATCCAGACTATCGCGGATCCGCTATCATCGAAGGCAAGCAATATTGGGTGTCGGCTTGGATCAAGCACAAAGATGGCGAATCATTCTTGTCGATGAACTATCAGTTGAAAGACGAACAGGCATCTAAGCCAAAACAAGCAAAATCAACGTCAAGCTATGATGACGACGATATGCCATTTTAAGGATCACACTGTGCCATTCATGAACTCAGGCCATCTCAATATCAACGAGAACAAGACGCAACCGAAATACCCAGATTATCGTGGCAGCGTAAATGTAGATGGTATCGCATACTGGATCAGCGGCTGGTGGAAGACAGGCAAGGATGGGAAGCCGTTCTTGTCCCTTTCATTGCGAGAGAAGGACGAACAGGTTGACGATGATGGCACGATCTACCATCGCAGCGATGAGTTTGATGTTGTTTAATTTTAACTTAAAAGATGATGTACAGACCAAATATGGTTGCACAGCAAAGGATGAATCCGACACCTTCAATGATAAATTTGATTGCGTTACGCATTTTGCTAACTCCGATTGTTAATGGTATGATCATACGCTCAACTAGTTAAAGAATGGTTAGTCCATGAAGTTTGATGTCAGATCAAATATTAAAGATGTTGTGAAGCGTGTTGGCAACTTCCAAAGAGAAATACCATTCGCAACTGCTTTAGCTTTAACTCAGACAGCAATCGATTTGAAGAAGCGTCAGATCGAAGAAATGAAACAGGTGTTCAGCAATCCTGTTCCGTGGACGCTGAACTCAATCTCTCATCGGTATGCCACTAAACGAGATTTAAGAGCTGATGTGTTCTTCAAAGAGTTTGGAGGCAAAGGCACACCAGCTTACAAATATCTTATGCCAAACATCAAAGGTGGGCCTCGTAGAGCAAAGAGGCATGAACTGGCATTAAGAAGTTATGGATTGATGGGAGCGGATAAGTTCACTGTGCCATCAAAGACAACACGATTGAACTCCGCTGGCAATTTAACGGGTGGATACTATCGTCAGATGCTATCATCAGTGCAAGCGGCTGGTGATCAGAACCTGAAGAAAGGTTCACAGCGTCAGAAGAAAGCAAGAACAACATTCTTTGCAATCAAAGACAAAGGTATCTTTGAACGCAAAGGGAAACGGATTGCTCGACGATTGATCTTTGTCGATCAGCCAGTCTACAAACAGCGATATGACTTCTATGGACTGAGCGAACGATTCACTAAGAAGAACTTCCCCATCAACTTTGAGAAGGCGTTCAAGATGGCTGTAGCAACGAGGCGTCGATAATGTTGGAAGATATAGAGCGGTCTAAGTACGAACGCATCTGGTTAATGGATGAGTACAGACAATATTCGCCGGGCAAAGAGTCAGCACTGATCGCACATAAACTATTCGCACCAACATCAACCAAGACACTGATCGACCTCGGATGCGGTACAGGTAGAGCAGGGGACGTGTTCGTATCGATAGGCTATGACGTGACGCTCGTAGACTTTGTGCCGGCAGCAGTAGAGACAAGACAGCTACCATTCATCGAATCATGCCTATGGTCATTGCCTAATGATCTATATGCAGACATCGGCTACTGCTGTGATGTCATGGAACACATACCAGAGTCCATGATCGACAAGACACTCGACAACATACAACGAGTGATCGGCGAACAGATATTCTTTCAGATCGCATTACAACCTGACTCATGCGGTCAACTGATAGGCGAGAGACTTCACCTCACACTTAGGTCAGCAGACCAATGGGATGAAATACTTTCAAAGAGATGGAAGAAACAGTCAATGACATCGAATGGCATCTGGGTGCAGTGGCATGGCATAGGGGGGGGGTCTAGGTTCTTCCCAGAGGTTCCCA